CTCCGGATCAGGGGCCCATTGAGCACTTGTGCTCGCGCTTACGCGCCGCTGGCCTAGAGCCAGCAAACCGGGTGAACGCAGACTAGGCTGTGTTCATAATCAGGAGTGATCATGAACCGCGTTATCTACGACACTCTAGACACATGGGGTACCTTTCATGAGGTATCTTCCAAGACTCCCAACTTTAACAAGTTGCGGAAGCTTGGCCAGCGTCTACCAATCAAAGATTATGATTGGTGGCGTCAGGATGGTCAGTCACCCAGAGTCATGACCTACAATGGTCTACGCTCTGACAGAGACGTAGGTAACATGAGTAGCCTCCGTTCCGTGTTCCTCAACGGTCAACTTTCCAATGGATTGATGATCGTTAAGGATAATCGGATGCGAGAGTCCATTCAACAGGTTACCAACCGTGTCCTGGAGAAGGTTCGAGATTCTGATGTGAATCTCGGTGTCGCTTTGGGTGAGCATCGGGAAACCGCTGCTTTCGTCTCTAGCGCCATGTTAAAGACCGCAAGGTCTTATAAACAGCTTCGCCGAGGTGACGTGTCAGGAGCCCTGCAAACCCTTACGGGCCGCAGGAACAACGCTTGGAAGGATATCCCTGGCGTTGCTTCTAACACGTGGTTGGCTTACTCCTACGGACTACGCCCGCTTTTAGCTGACGTACACGGTGCATGTGAGGCCCTCGATAAGAGGGGAAAACCTTTCGTGCCCGTAAAGTCCGTGCGATCTTCAACGTCTGGTTCTGTAACCCTGACGGCGGACAGCTATTCTGGAAAGAGTAGATATGTTCGCACCGTCACAGGTCAATATAAAACCAGGGCCGAAGTCAGGTTTATGGTGAGCAATCCGCTCGTCCATTCACTCGATTCGGTCGGTCTAACAAACCCGTTGGCGATTGCCTGGGAGCTTGTGCCCTTTTCCTTCGTTGTCGACTGGTTTGTTCCAGTCGGCAAATTCATCACCGGTATTGTTCCCCCACAAGGGGTTCAATTCGTGGATGGTTGGATTAGTTTACAAGCGAGAGGAGCTTTCTATGGAAGCACCTCGGTACCCTCTACCCCGACTACATCACCGGGGTGGAACACTTCTTGCCAGGCTTCGGAGGTTCTCAAATACCGCCGCATCCTGTCAGGTTTCCCAAGGTACCACCTAGTAGTCCCTGATGTTTCTTTGAGTCGAACTCAAATAGCGTCAGGGCTAGCGCTCTTGTGGCAAACAGCCGCAAGGTTCCGCTAAAGGCGAGGTGCCATCCATTTGGTGCCTTTTTCATTGAACGCTCCTTTTGGAGCATCCCCTCAGGAGCTGCCTTATGGCCGCTATCGCCAATATCGTCGTTAACGACGGCGCGACTACACCTGTCGCTCACACCTTCGCACCTGCGAAGACCAGTGCTGATGTCGCTCTTCTCGAAGACCGTGTTGCTGGGATCTATATCGGCTTTAACAAGCTGACGTTAGCTCTCACGCGACCCAATGGTGCAGCGAAGAATGCCACCCGCAACCTCAAACTCTCGATCAAGATCGAGACTCCGAAGCTGGAAACCGTGTCTAACAACACTGTTTCGGGCATTGCCCCCGCTCCTACAATTAGCTACCGTCCCGTTGTCGAGATGGTCGCCACTTTTCCGGAGCGCTGCAGCTTGCAAGACCGTAAGGACCTGCAAGCCTTCTTGAAGAATGTCTTGGCGAACTCTTTCGTCACTGATGCCTTCGAGAAGTACGAGCTGCCTTATTAACAGTTCGTGTTCGGATAGAGGTAACCGCTATGAGCATCCAGGCGGGCTCCCAAAGGTGCAAACCTTTGGACGCACTGTCATATGCACGAAAAATATTCACGGCTATAGGCGGCGACGCAGGATTGGAGGCGGCTCGTAAGAACCCACTCCAGCTTGCAACGTCCACTGTTGACGTGAAATTGGACAGGACACCACTTGAGTTCTTCCTTGAGTACCAGGTTGTGAAGCTGATGTCTAAGTATCCAGCAATGGATACCGGCATCGACTGCACACGTGCTGCTCTGGAAAAGTTCATCTGGGCTGAGCGCCTTTGCAAAGAGACAAATGACAGGTTCAGTTCGCGTGCTGCGTCACTACCAAGTGATCGCGTGGTTCGCATCCTTTCGGGTGCGTCACGAAAAATAGCATGCATTCTTGGGCCTGTCCCTAGTTTCAATGAGATGGAGTTCAGCTTTGGTCCTGGCGCTGCATATGGTGTACGGGGGGAAACCTCCGTCTACAATAAGGTCACAAGTACCTTAGAGTGCACTTTCGCACTAGTTGACGGGCTCAGCGAGTTTCTCGCTGAGTTTCCAGGTTGGATACCGGAAGGTACCCATGAGGTTCGCCTCATTCCTGGTAGTCAACTAACCTTCGTGCC